TAATAGCGCTATAGTCTGCTCTTTCGCTTTTTGTAAACGCCGTGTCATAGCTCTGGATAATGTATTCACACGGCGGCGGATCATCAGCTTCCCAAACATTCCACCACTCCCTTTTGATGATTGCACCTTCTTCCGCTGTCGGATTCTGGAGGTATTGAGCATTCCACTTACTAACAGGAATACTTGCCCTAACACCTTCTAGTTCGTCCCTGCTCCAAAATTCTGGCCACAACACGTTGTCTGTATCGGGGAAGATCGCCGGAAACTCCACAACTTCCCACTGGTCCGCTCCGCCCTCGGCCTGCTTCTGTAAAACCTTCGCGGTCAAATCCCTGATCGACCACCTCGTCATCACGATGATGATTGACCCGCCCGGTTGTAGTCGCTGTCTCGGTCCTGATGTGTACCATTCGTAAATCCCATCCAACGCGGTGGGAGACAACGCATCCTGCTCTGATACAGGATCGTCAATGATACAAAGGTTGGCACCACGACCTGCCAGCGCACCGCCTACACCAACAGCGTAGTATTCACCACCTTCATTCGTAGACCAGCGACCACTAGCCTTAGCGTCCCTAGCCAATTCGATCTCAGGAAAAACATCACGGTATATCTCACTGTCCAAAAGGTTTTTAACCTTTCGACCAAAGCCAACTGCAAGTTCGGCAGTGTGCGTCGCCTGAATGATCTTGGTATGAGGATCACGCCCCATAACCCACGCAGGAAACAAATAACTCGCAAACTCAGACTTCGTATGACGCGGAGGCATGTTCACGATGAGCCTCTTTAACTCTCCTCGCGCAACACGCTCCAACTTCTCAGCAAAAATCTTGTGATGACTGCCAGCAATAAAGCTAGGCCAGACATGGCGAACAAACTTCAGAAACTCACCCTGAAGCTCGTCACGCTCATGTAGTTCTTTGTATTTGTCCAGATGCTTACTAAGCTGTTCTAACTCAGCGTCAGTAAGGTATTCTGTGTTTATGTTAAAGGCTTCGTCCACAGCCCTACGCTACTTTCAGCGCCTCCAAGAAATTATCAGCGGCCTGATCCAAAACTGCGCCACCATCCTGCATAGCCCTTGGAGCCGGGCGGTTAAAGCTTGCCAACAAATCCAAGAACGACTGCGGAAGACCAACAGGCTGAATGGGATCAATGCTAGAAGCGGTCAAAACAGGAGCGGTCAAACGAGGCACGTTAACAGTTACAGGGCCACGCGGCGAAGGAACCACAACATTTGGTGGAGTTGCTGGAGTTCCAGCATCAGGCGACCTAACAATCATGTTCGGGGGCGGAGGTGCGGCAGGTGGCTTTGTTGGTGCTGCCGGAAGCGGCTGTAAAGCCCTCGGCGCACGTTCATCGCTGTCGCCTTGATTGGGCTGCTGACGATCAACTATGTAAGCCCCTGTACCCTCTTCAATGGTGTATGAACTCCCATCTGCGCCAAACGGATTATAATCAGGGCGTCCTGTGTAAACCTTGCCAAACGGACCATCACCAACATAACCAACAATCTGATTAGTATCAGCAGCCACAATCGGTGTTCTACCTTTATTTACAACGTTGTCAAAAATATTCGTGGCCATAGCACCACCAGCGGCGCTGGTAACCTTAGAAAGAATAGGTTCAGCCAAAGCGCCCAAACCACCTTCTTGACCAAACGCCCTCTTAACACCCATGCGATTTTCAAGATCTCGCAATCTGTTAACAGTGCGTTCACTGTCTTTACCGCGATTGTAAACAACATCGCCGGCCATCAATTGGCCAAGCGGGTTTATCGGATCAGTCTCACGAGGCTGTGGATTACGAGCCAAGAAGTCATCTAATGGCGCAGTTCCGGTCATTAAAAGCGGGTCCGCAGGTTGAGGATTTCTATTAAGAAAATCAATAATAGAAGTATCCGCAGGGCCAGTGTCTGTAGGCTGTGGGCCAATAAGACTCTCAACTTCACTTAGAGCGTCCCGTTGTTTGCGATCAAACTCTAATACCGCATCAAGAAAAGGATTCGGGACATTTCCGGGATCCATCAAATCCAACAAGCTAGGCCCTGAATCTTGAGGGCCAGACAGCAGTGGATCTACAGACGCAACCGGCGAAATACCAGCAAAATTACCGTCACTCTCGTTAACGCCAGCATTCTCCGCCATGAAATTAGCGACTTCCGACTGAACCCGTTCGTTGCTCTTCATAACGCTGTCAAATAACTTTTGATCCTCAGTCCGCATGTCAGGCAAAGGTCCGCTGCCCGTTGGCACAGAACCGGGAACAAAGTTTGCTTGATCAGCATCCATAGCCGCAATCGTCGCAAGAGCATCCGCTACAGGCTCAGTGTTATCACGATTTACTCCAGAACGAGAGCCATCATCGTCTGTCCCGCTTGGACGATCAAAAGGATCACCGAAGCCAGCATCACGCATAGCTTCTTCTATGCCCTCGTTGCTATAATCAACAGCGTCTGCCGCTGCTGCCGCTCTCTCACGCTGCTGTTCAGCAATGCCACGACCACTTTCAAAGCTTTCGCCACTCTTGAACGTAACACCACCACGCTGCATACGAACAGGACCACCGTCCTCGAATGGAACAGCACCCATAATACCATTTTGCATAGGCATAGGCGCAGGTATAGGCATTGGAGCCGGATTAGCCATCGGCACAGGAGCAAAAATGTCTACTTGATCCATGGGGGACGGCATAGGTGCCGGAAGCATAGGGGCAATTGGCGCAGTAGTAGGTTGGACCTGCATCCCCTGCATGAACGACTTGAACTGCGCTCTTTGACTGGGATTTGTCCTGATGTCTAACTGCGCTGGTTGTGGCGCTGCCGCCTGCGGCGGTGCCATCGGCCCCATAAAATTTGCCATGCAACTGCCCCTTTGATGAAAATCTAAGGGGAATCATATGTTATTCAGGAAATTTTGACAACAGATAGTCAAGCTCCTTCAAAGACTGACGCAACAGCTTGTCAGTCTCAGCGTCCATGCCCTCATGTGAATCAAGAGCCAAACACAAACGACTAAGACGATCACGGTCAAAAGCCGTCAGGGTACCTTGAGACGCTAGGGTACCTTCGTCGTCTGAATTCCCACGCGCCAAATAACGCAGAGACAATTCAACCGACCTCGGAATGTCACGCTCACCAGTCTCGTAATAACAATACATCCGGTGACTAATCCCCAAGGCACGAGCCAACGCAACCTGCGTCATGTTCATATCACTACGCCTGCTGCGAAGCTCGTTGCCTCCCCACATGCTATAAGACTCTTTAGCCTTGTACACCTTGAGCCTCCAACATCCCATGACGCATCATGTCAGATGTCATGTCCTCCAACGTGTCAAAGCGAACGGCCTTACCGCTCCAATCGCATGCCAAGGCAGCCGCCGTGCGACGCCACGCATCATCATTCGCATCAGCAGAACGGTTCACATTCCGCCACGCATCCAAAAACCCACTCGCGTCCGGAGCCTCGAACTCAATGGGGTCACCAACATTCAATACAAACTTTGGCACTTTGCCCTCCTGTTTCAGTTAACAGGTACAATATAGTGCAACGATTGCAAGAAGTCAATAGAAAAAGGGGGCCGAAGCCCCCTTTCGTTAGTGATTGGCGTACCAATACTCAAGCGGCACCTCGACAGTGCGGCTGATCTCATTGGCAATGCAACGCTTCATCAGCGTCTCGCTGTGCATGCCATCGGCACGGCAGAACTCGCTGCGCTCATAGCAAGCAAGGGATGAGCCGACATCGTATTCGATACCCGGCTTCAGCAAGACTTCGACTACACCGGCGAACTCTTGCACATCCTCAAGCAAGTGATGGTACTTGCGAGGAACAAGATGGAATTGATTTTTTTTGAGCATGAGAACCTCCTTTCGAGGTGATTGGCTCGGTGGATTGAGCGGGGCCGTTAAGCCCCGCCTCCTGCTTCAACCTCAGACTGAAACTCGCGCATGAGCGTGAGCATGTAGCCCCAATCGAAATGCATGCGCTCGTCTGGCCACATCTCTTCAAATTTTTCAGCGGTAACCCAACCAGTCTTTTCCAGAATGTCCGGCCCAGCATCGACAATGTTCAGACGATAACAGCGATCATATTCGATGGTCAGCCCCAGCTTAGCAGCAAGGCGCTTGCACTTGCCCCGGTCACTGGCATGCTTCTTAGCGGAGTCAATAGATGCCTGACTACGAGTGCGGGTGCGAAGCCCCAGTGACTGCCCTAACAGCCTTTCAAGTGAAGTCATTTTTGTTTCCTTTTCAGTTGTTTCTTCAGTTGATAAAAAGATTCTAGCAAAGATTGCTATACCTGTAAAGCAATAAAATGGGGGTTTATAATTTTTTTTGGGATTGTTTGAGGGGAACTCGGTGCAAACCGCACGTTTTGTCAACGCAAAAATAGGGGTTCCCATATACCCCACCCCGACCCGATAGGCCAAAACGCCAGCGTTATAGGGTACCTGCCGCGCCGCGCGAAATAGATTGCCTATTGCTGGCGTTTCAAGCGCCGTACAGGCCGAACAATTGTTCGGGTGGCAGGTAGGTACCAGACAAAAGAAAAGGCCGCCAGCGGCGGCCTTTTGCATTTTGTGGTTTTGGCGATTAGTTGGACAGCGTATCGCGTCGCGTGTTGAAAAATTCAAACGTTTGATCATCCAAGCCTGCCCAAATTGACGTTACGCCGCGCCGGTTTTCGGGATAGAGCGCGACGCCACCTGCAACCGTCGTTTCCACCTGTCGCGCGATTTCATAACCGTTTAGATCATGACCGCCATTGCTGGAACCGTACCGGTGACCGTATGCCTGTTGGGTGTGGGTAATGACCGCCTGATCACCATGCGTATTGCGCCATTCAGAAACACGCGCGCGGATTGTGTCGGCTGTCCAGCCGGTGGCCGCGCTGATATCAGAAACATGTGCGCCACCATCACGGCGGCACATGTCCCACATGACCGCCAAACGCGAACCAGCGCGATGTGGCGCGTCGGGTGTGGCAACCGTAGTAGTTTGCGGCGCGGTATAATCCAAACGCTGCAAATCGCTGTAGCGGAACATGGCGTCAATCAGGATGCACCATGCGGCAAGCTTTTCGATATCCAGTGTTGATTGATGCTGGCGAAATTCAACCGTGCCAAGTGTGGACCATGGCGACATATTCACCGCGCCAAATTTGCCGCCCAACAAATCGGCCATGCGTTGGGCATTGTCGGCATTCTCGAAACGATCAGCATTAATGCCGCCAAAAGCCAAATCGCGAATTGACCGGCAAAACCGACTAGCATTGCGGTCCCTTGGGTCATTCAGCGGATAGCCGCCAAAATCATGTGGGCGGCGCGAACGTGCCAGAATGCTGTCAATATCACTTTGATGCGCGGCGTAACGCTGGATAACGTCGCGAACCAATGCCAGCGGCATAACGTCTGCCATGTCGGGCGCGGCATAGTAACGACGCGAACCAGTGCTGTCTGGCGTGTGATCGGCCTTTGAACGCTGCCAAAAATCGGCAGGCGACAAATTGCGAACCGCGCGGTTACCCACATGAACATGCAGGCCATTGCCTGATTTTGTAACACGGCCACCATTGCGTTCAATGAATTCCAGCAAACGGCGGATATCATCATGTGCGCCGCCTGCCATATGAAGCGGGAAAGGTGGCAGAACGAATTCGCAATCAACATTAGGGCTGGCGTCGCGCTTGGCCTTTACCCACCCAAATCCATTGCGGTCTAGCAATTCCTGCCATTCGTCGGGACGGCGGCGCAACCCTGCGTCGTTATGTGCTTCAATTTCCGCGCCGCCTTGGAGATACATGTTGTTTTCGATGTAAGTCATTGTTTTTCCTAACTTTTTTTCGGTTGTGAGGTCGCACGTTTGCGCCTCAATTCCTAAGATAATGATTATTGCAGTGATTGCAAGCACAATTGATCACCTTTTATATATAAAAAAGAAATTATCTGCTAAACCATTGGATTCATTGAATAAATCAGCTCAAAAAAATTAGGCTGATTTTGGGCTAATTTCAGGCCGGGCCGGGCCGGGCGAACCAGAACAATTGTTCGGGTTTTGCCGGGTATCATATGATACCCAAAACCAAAAAAAAGGGCCGGACCCGAAAGCCCGACCCCGATCCCGAACCCGAAAGCCCGAACAATTTTACGCCCAAGCCCGATCCTCCGAGTAGTCCCGCGCGTTGTAAAGCTCCGATTCATCAAGCCCGAAGTCCCGATAGCCCCGAAGGATGGTGTTGAAATACCCGATATCAGGGTAGGCATAGCCCGAATGGTTCATCCGATAGGTCATCATCCCGTTGATCATAACCTGACGGTAAAGCCCGTGCTTTACGCCTTCATACCTGTCGAGAGCGGCCTCATCCTCTGGCCCGATCTCCCAGATACCCACCGGCAGCATATCTTCTGGCTCCCCGATCTCAATATCGGCAACGCCCCGGAAAACAAGCCGCCAGCCCGGAAAGTATGCAGACCCCAACGGCGTTGCCGTTGGGCTGCGGTATGACATTTGCTCAACGTTCAGATTAGAACCGTAAGCAAAGTAAAGTTTTCTTATTGCCATTTGTGAACAACCTCCTCGCCTACAATGTAAGCGTACATATTGACGACCCGCTCTGGATCGCTGAGATCAGTTGTCACCTCGCCGAAGTTGTCTTCTTCATACTCCTTGACGATGCGGATGATCTCGAAAGCCTTGCTGCCCATCCACTGCTCGGCCTTGTATGTGCCGATGATAAAGTAGTCCATATTGAATGCGTGGTGGTGCCAGTCTTCTTTGTTGTTGCGCAGCCACTCCATGTCTTGGTCATTCATCCAATCAACAAAGCGCTGCTCGATTTCGTCGTATTTGTAAAAGTCTGAGTGTGCCATGACGGCCTCCCTTAGTTGGTTGATGTGTATATATATAAGCAATCATTGCACACCTGTCAACAAGAAAAACAGCAGAAAAAGTGTCATATGATACTTTTTTTATCATAAAGATTATCCTCCACGGCTTCGCAAAATAGACGAACAATTGTACGGGTTTTGAGCTGCGGACAAAAAAAGACCCCCCAGCCCGTGCTGCTGGAGGGTCAGATTCAGAAGTTGTTCTGAATCTATTTCTTGTACATCAACACCGCCCCGATACCGAGGGTTGCAACGGCGATGTACATCAGCCCGACATGAATCCAGAACGCTGCTTCACTGACCGGCTCAACGCCTGTTAGCAATATCAGCAAGAACATCCCGATTGTGGCGAACCCAAATCCTAACTTACGCATTGGGAACCCTCACCGCATAGATGTGCTTCGTCTTGTTCTTGTCGTAGGCTACATTCAAATCTAATGTACGGATGTCCGTAGTGTTGTTAGCCCCCGCAAAATCTAAAGCTTCGTCCAGCCATTCAAAGAAAGTTGTGCGAATTCCTGATTCTTCGTTTAAAGCTTCTGGCATAACGCCCTCCTTTTCGGTTACTCATTATATATAGCAACCATTGCGACCCTGGTCAACAACAAAAAGCATCTTTTTTTATTTTTTTTTTGGAACGAACACAAAGATCCGGAGAGCTTCGAATAATACGAACAATTGTACGGGTAAGGGGGCAGCCCCCAGTTGGAGGTTTCCGGGGGCTGCCTTTCTTCAGGGAGATCCTGATCCATGCGTAAGATCCCGGCCCTGATCCCGAACAATTGTACGGGTTTGGCCCGACCCCCGAAAAGGCCCGGCCACTGATCGCACCCAATGGCCGGGCGAGTCGAGGGAGGAATACACCGATCATAACCCGATCCCGAAGCCCGAAGTCAACCCCGACACCCGAACCCGAACAATTCTTCTGGAAATCCCGATGGTCTCCGCCCCTTCCCCCCGCACGGTGCGCGCAGTGGGATTTAGTGGGACTTACGCTATCTTACACTATATCTTGTGGGTCATGTTCGATAACTTCTGTATCTGGTGTAACATTCACCATCCGAGACTCAGCCAAGCGGCGGAATTCCTCCAGTTTTTGGCTAATCTCTTCCTTGGTCGCTGCTGTCACATCTTGCTTCACAACATGCTGCTTGTTGATAAGTAGCCCTGCTGCCTTCAAACGTAACTCTTCAGCCCTTATTGCTTCGCTCAGTTTACCGGCCTGCCACGCCTCATCCCTGATCTTTTTCAAATCACGGATAGACTTGTCCACAGTGACGCCGAACTTGCTTTGCGCCTCTAGCCTCATCTCTTGCAGACGCTCCTGAACGACGCTGTTCTGTAGCAGGCGCACAGCGGACACGGATGGGTTCTTGTACCCAGCCTCTCGCGCTGCTGCTGTTTGTGTCATATCTTTGTGCAGGTAATTGTTCAGGAACTCCTGCTGCATAGGCTTCAGACGTTTCAGTCCAGCCAGTGATGCTTCTTTGGATAGGTTCTCGCCAACCTTCGGCATTATGCGCTCCTAGTAGCTTAAATGGATTATGTTCTGGTTATCATCGTCGGGATAGTAGAACACACCACTCTCGGTCTGTTTCCATCCTGCTCTCAACATTCCTATTCGCTCTGCTCTGGCATCCAGTATCTGTTCGATCATTTGTTCGTACTTCGCTATTTCGTCTGTCTCGTCGTCCATATTTCACCTCGCGCTACAGGGGGAAGGTTCGTATACCTTCCCCCCTATTTATAGGGGCAAAAAAACCAAAGTTGTAAGTTTCAATGTTTTCAATAACTTACAACCCTATTTTTGGTTACTTTTAGCAATCACTGCCACCACTAAGTTGTAAGTAACAAGCCATTGAAAACATTGAACTTTATGAACTTACATCCATTTACTTACAACTTTGTAACCAACTAACACAAACCAGAACGAAACAAGAACCAGAACAATTTTACTGGTTACGTTGCATGCTCTGCGCTGTCGGACAATTCGTCATAGATTTTGTACTTCACGCGATCCCATGCCTGACGAACTGTCGCCTCTTCTTGTGGCAGACTATCCAACTGATCGTTGTCGTTCAACTGCCCAAACTCAGCGTCGGCCATGGCGCGTAAAACCGCCACGGCCTCGTAGTATGTCAGCACAAGATGGATACCACTATCAATCTTGTTCATCGTCTTCCTCCTCTGCATCGCGTTCCAACATCCGCGCTTCGTACACGGCCTCTTCGACATAGCGGAAGGGGCCAGCCACTGTGGCGTCCAGTTTGGTGTCCACCACATAAGCCTTATACAAGCCCTCTTCAGCAACTGCGAACCTTGTCTCACCCATAACGAACCTCCCCAAATACACCAAGCTGGAAGATGTGGTCAGCGTCATTCGCGTCCCAATCACCATTGTTCATGATAACGGCCTTAACGTCATCAGACAGAAGCTTGATGCCATTGTAGATAACGTCGAATGTCTTGACCGTGACAGTCTCACTGTAGACGCGGGAGTCGAATTCATCTGCGCCGTGATAGATCGTCACCTCAAAGTTTTCTGCGAGATGTGCGCCACTTTTCAGGCTTGGCAGATCGTCCTTGAACAACATACCTTCAGGCTTGTCGTAGTCGATCTTGTCCACCCAGTAATTGCTGCCACCTTCAAGGATGGTAACCCACAAGTCTTCAAGGGTGGTCTTCCACCAGCCTTCAGACCTGCTGTAATTAATCGTGATGTCGCGGTTAGCCATAACGGACCTCCCCTACTTCTTTCTTGATCTGCGTTGCAATGTTCTTGAGCGCACGATGGTCAGATGCCGTCTTACTGGTCACGACTATAGCGCCGTCTTTGTGACGCCAAAACAGATGCTTCTTCTGCCGTTCAAGTGTGAAGTCATTTATCTTCATCAGGCGTTTTAACTCTTTCTTCATTTGTCGTCCCTTCGCTTTTCTTTCGGTTGGTTAGAAAAGATAGTCCTGTATAAGTAATAGCATTGATTGCATCCGTCAACCCATCAGAAAGACTTTTTTTAAAAAAAGAAAGGGGGCTTTCGCCCCCATAGTTTTATGCTGCGTCTTCTTCTTTCTCATCGCGCAGGATCGTTGCCATCTCTTCAAGCGGCGTCATATCCAGCCCAATGTGTTCAGCACAGCCACGGTAGCGGTTAAGCCACGCCGCAAGCTGCACACCAGCCTGACGCCGCAACTCGGCCTGTGACTCTTCATTATCAGGATCGAAAGGCTCGTAGCCACCACCGTCACGGCGCGTCGTAACCGGAGAAATGTACGCCGGATACTCAGTCACCTTGATGCGGCGCACTTCGCTTTCGACCACCTCAGTCTTAGCCACGATGCGCAGACCCGATGCGAAACGCCGCGCCAGATCAATACGCCACTGCATTGCGGCCTCTTCGTCACTGGTACCCCAGAACGCCTTATGGGCTTCGTGATCCGGCTGATCTTTCAGCCACATCACGAACTCTTTTGGATCATAGGTATTACGACCTGTGGCATTCAGGTAATCATCCATAATCCGCTGCTTCGTCTTCTTCGAGAAATAAGCCATTCGTTTTACCTCCACATAGCTTACGAACAATTTTACTGGTTTGCGTTACCTCGCCCAACCATGCCCCGCCTTGCCGTGCCTCATCACGCCTAGACCGCCCTGCCATACCCCGCCAGAACTCATCAAACCGAGCAAACCGTGACCGCTTTGCCTCGCCGAGCCACACCGCGCCGAAACTTGTAGCGCCGTTCCTAACCACAACCGCCTTACCATATCAGACCCGAACACACCGGAACTTGACTGATACTGCCCTACCATGACCGCCTCGCCTAACGCTGCCAGACCTGAACATA